GATCTAACACCATATTTATCTGCATAATCATCTAACATAGAATTAAATAAGGGTTGTGTGAAGACTGCATTCATATGTAAAATGAATTTTAATTCATCACCTTCATATCCAATTGATTCCATTATTGGTGTATATGTTATATACAAACTATCAGTATCACCATATATCACCATTGGAACTGTTCTAATACCTCTATATAAGTGAATTGATGAATCATTTGTTAAATCTGGTCTTGGCTCAACATCAAATTCAGATGGAATTGATTCTATATTTGAAAAATCTGCAATATACACTTTCTCCAAAATCTCATAATTATTACCATCTACTTCAAAAACAGTTTTGTCTTTCTCAACAAAATCTGAATTTGTTAGATAATATGATTCCAAAATTTTATCAAACCCCTTCCCTTTCTCATCATCTTCTCTACCCCAAGTATCTATTAGAGTCCCATTACTCCGATGAATAAAATATTTATCTTCGAATTTTGAAATATACATTGTCCCAAGTAAATTGTGTGCATCTGTATCTAAAGACCATTTTTCATAAAAATATTCTTCAATTAAATCAAGCATCCAGTTAATTACCTCTCTGGAACTTGCAGTAATAGAATTTGCAATGTCTGCATTTGAAACAGTAAAGGCTGGATGACAGAAGGCGCCATATGTCCCATTTAATACCAATTTCAAAGCCAATTGCATCGCCTTAGCATAATTACTTTCTGACTTGACTTGCTCTATCTTTTCTTTTAGTTCTTTAATCCTTTCACGTTTTTGTGAATCAGACATATCATTTATTTCCATACTTAATATAGTGAAAAATTAAAAAAAGTTATGTTTTTTGACTTATGGTGCTTTCTATTTTTATATATAGTTTATGATAAAGGAAAAAGAAATAAATATTTTAATAACTCGAAGAAATATTACATATTATAAAGTAAAAGGTTATATCTGTAAAGAAATAAATAAAGAAATAAAAATAAAAATTGATGATGTTAATTTGAATTCAAAGGCAAAAATCACTGCTATTTGTGAACAATGTGGTTCTGAAAATATTATTATGTTACAAAAATACAAAATCAATAAAGAACGTGGTGGGTATTATGGATGTAGAAAATGTTCAAGATTAAAATTTAAAGAAACATGCAAAGAAAAATTTGGTGTTGATAATCCGATGAAATCAGAAGAAATAAAAAACAAAACATTTAATACAAATTTTGAAAAGTATGGTGTAAAATCAACATTACAATCAAAAGATTGTAACCCATTATTTCATTCAAGTATTTCAAATAAAGAAAAAGAGATAGTTGAATATGTAAAAAGTATTTATGATGGAAAAATCATTACATCAGACAGAATTATTTTAAATGGATTAGAATTGGATATTTATATACCCGAACACAATCTTGCAATAGAATTTGATGGTATTTATTGGCATAATGAAATAAATAAACCAGATAATAATTATCATATTAAAAAAACCATTGGTTGCGAAAAACAAAATATCCAATTAATTCATATATTTGAAGATGAATGGATTTACAAACAAAATATTGTTAAATCTATTTTAAAAAATAGATTAAATAAAATAGAAAACAGATTTTATGGTAGAAAAACAATATTGAAAGAAATTGATGTTAAACTCGCAAAAGATTTCTTTAATAAAAATCATATTCAAGGATATTCATCTTCATCTATTAAACTTGGTCTTTTTCATGAAAATGAATTAGTATCAGCAATGTTATTTACTAAAAAAGTTGTTGGTGGTAGAATATCTTTTGATGGTTATGAATTGTCGAGATTTGCAAACAAATTAAACACTAATGTTATTGGTGCCGCATCAAAATTATTAAAATATTTTGAAAAAACATACAAACCAAAAGAAATTAGGTCATATGCAGATAAAAGATGGTTTACTGGGAAAATTTATGATATACTCAATTTTAAAAATACTCACACAAACCCACCATCATATTGGTATATTATAAATGATCAAAGGAAACACAAATCATTATTCACAAAAGAAAAAATAAGAAAACAAGGATTCACAACAGATAATAAAACTGCACATGAAGTTATGTTAGAAAGGAAAATATATAGAATTTATGATTGTGGGACAATATCTTACACTAAATCTATAGATTAAATTCTTTTGACTTCACTTGTTTTTTATATTCATCAATATCTTTATAATCTGAAAAGTGATAATCACCAATTATTATTGTTATTGATTTATCAACTAAATAATCTCGGATAAAATTATTCAATACCAGCATATCACTATAATCAAAATCTTCTTCTTCAGCGTCATCATAAATACCAATAAAACCTTCTGTATTAGACACATCTAATGACAATTCTTCACCATTAAATAAATCAAAATATGGATTTAAATCTTCATTATATAATAAATCATATAATTTGTTATTTGATTTTCTATTTCTTTCAGTATTAGATGTATGTGATCCAGTGAAATATTCTATTTTTTCTCCATCATATCCAGATAAATCAGGGATTTTGAAATCTTCATATAATTTTATGTGTTTCATAATGATATATATTAAATGAAAAAAATGAGATTTGTTTCTTAATATATAGACTAAAGAAAAAAATCTTTTTTCTGTATAGAATATTTAATATATAGAATATAAAAAAAAAATATAAAATTATGCCATTACCACATTTTACAAATATCGAAACAGCAAATCAAATTTGGGAACCTGTTTATAGTAATTTGTTTGAAGCTGTAGTTGTATTACCACCAGCAATTGCTGGATTACATCCAAATCATCAAACATTATTATTAGAAAATATTGTATCTACAACATTTCCTACTTATCCTACTATCGAACATAAAGAACAAAACTTCAAGTATTCTACAAGAAGATTCTTAATGTTTCCAACAACAACATCAACAGAATTTAAATTGAAAATCAATATGAATGTCAATGATGATTTCCAAGTTTTTACATGGAGAATGATGAAAGACTGGTATGATTTAGTTTGGAATAACGAAGATGGATCAGTTCACTATAAGAATAATATTATATCTGACATAGTTGTTCATAATCATGATAAAGAAGGTAGAGTTATTAGAAGAGTAACATATTTTAATTGTCAAATCAAAGGATTTACTGGTTGGGAAACTCTTGACTGGACAAGTCAAGATATTCAAAGTGTTGAAGCAGACTTCATTGCAGATTATTGGAGCGATATGTATTATTAGAAAAATACTGATAATGAAACAATTACAGAAAAAAGAGAGATTTGGTTCTCTTTTTTTTTTTATTAAAAAAATGATTACTGAACTGATATGGAAGAGAAAATATGTAGAAAATGCAACAAATCAAAAGATTTAAATGATTTTCATAAGAAAAAAGGAACAAAAGATGGACACAGAAATGAATGCAAAGAATGTGTTAAAGAAATTCAAAAAAAATATAAAGATGCACCAGATTTCAAAGAGAAACGAAAAGAATATGACAAAAAAAGATATGAAGAAAATAAAGAATTTCGAAATCAACAGAAAAAAGATTGGTATTATAAAAATCATGATCATGCATTAGAACAAAAAAGAGAATATCACAAAAAACCAAACATCAAAGAAAGACAAAAAAAATGGTGGAAAAAATATAAAGAAGAAAATGAAGATAAATTAAAAGAATATAGAAAAAACAATAAATTAAAAAATCGAGAATATTCTTCCAATTATAGAAGAAAAAACCCACATATCATTGCATGGCGCTCAGTTTTACATTCGACATTAAAAAGATTAGAAACAAATAAATCTGGACACACAATAGATTTATTAGGATATAGTGCAGATGATTTAAAGAATCACATTGAGAATTTATTTACACAACAAATGTCTTGGGAAAATCATGGTGAGTGGCACATAGACCATATTAACCCTGTTAGTTCATTTGATAAAGGTACAGATGTATCTATTGTTTGTGCTTTAAGTAATTTACAACCATTATGGTCAACGACTAGGGAGATTGATGGTGTTCTTTATGAGGGAAATTTGAACAAATCTAATAATTAATTTTAATATATAAAAATAAAAAACATTATGTCAAAATTCAATAGTTTTTTAAAATCTTATTTAGGATTAACACAGGACCAGTATTTTTTATAATTTGGGTGTTTTGATAGTAATCATTTCAATATTTTTTGGAAATTTTTCATATATATAAATTAAGATATTGTTTTAAAAACAAAAGACCAAGTAGTAAACTTGGTCTCACTTTTCTTTATTTAGAATTTTGGCATTGATGGTGGCTTGAAGCCGCCCATATCAGGCATTTTTGGCATATTTCCCATCATAGAATTTTGTTGTTCTTGCTGTTGTTCTTGTTGTTGTGCACCTTTTTCATTTTCTGACTTATTTCTATCATTCATTATAGAAATATATTCTTCAAATTCCCAATAACTCATTCTATCTAATTCAGAAGGTGCTATTTGTTTTTGCCATAAGAATTCAAATTTATTTTTAATTAAAGTAGTCAAATGGATTTGAAACAACGAAAAGACTTGATGCACCGTTGGGAAACGTCATATCAGTGTGGACCTCCTGACCACACTCTGGACATTTCATTGATAATCCTTTTAAACCAAACACCATATTATCTACAGCATGATTTAAGATTTGAAATGTATCCATATCATAAATTTGAAATTCATCTTCTTTTGCTTTTATTCCTTCAGTTGTTATTGCAACTCTATCATGTAATAAAAATGGTATTATTTTCAAAAATGATACATTAGGTGTTTTCTTTTCTCCAACTTTTGTTTTAATGTCTTCATAAAAAACTTCTTGAATACCAATTGTTGGTGGTGCTAATTTAAATAAGCCACCATTAATCTCAAAATCAAAAGTTCTATCATTTGAATTATAGAATTTTTTCAATTTTTCTGGCATTTCATGACTTGTAAATGTTTTTTGATTTTTACTATTTGCTGTTGCTCTAAAAGGTATAGAAAAATCATGACTACAATATTCACATTGTATTTCTTTTGCTAAACTATTACCAGATTGAAATGTTAATTCTCTAATCATAAAAACCAATTGTAATCTATCACCATCTTTAATATCTTTATAGCTTCCTTTTTTACCATTTGCTAAATCAACTCTAACACAAGATGCTAATAGCTGATTCATT